CACCTGTAGCAGATAAACCAGTAACGGAAGTGTTTGCATCTGCGGTTACAGAGGCAGATCCTACTTCACCTGTAGCAGATATGCCCGTAGGGGTTACATTGGCTTGTGCGGTTACAGAGGCGGTCCCTACTTCCCCTGTAGCAGATATGCCTGTAGGGGTTACGTTTGCTATTCCGACAACGGTAACAGTGCCTACCGCACCTGTAGCCGAAACACCCGTAGGGGTTACGTTTGTATCAGGATCAACACTGACAGCGCCTACTTGACCAGCGGCACCGCCATTTGTAACCGAACCCTCTCCAAACGCGAGTTGACCCCACGTCCCCCGGCCCCAGCCGGTAAAAGGGACGGTTACATCAGCCATGGTTAGGCGATCCGAATAATAGCGTTACTCGCGTCTGCCGTAGGGAATACGATTGTAAAATCACCTGCTGTGGAAGTTTTATCTCCTCCAAAGTCAAGGACTACAACAGAAGGGTTTCCAGAAGCATCGTCATTATATATTAGCGCTCCACGTGCCGTGATAGTTGCGCTGGAAAACGTGAGGTCGGAAAAGTCCGTAAACGCGGTAGTGCCTGAACTACTAGGATCTACTCTAGTAAGCGTGCCACCACCGGCTGAGTAACCTGTTCCTGAAACTTCGTTCGAGGTGGTGTACGCGGTGGTGCTTGCGTCAAAAGAAGCACTGTTAGTGTAAAGAGCCAGTTTAAACGTACTGCCTCCCGAATTTTTGAAATTGTGCACGGCTTCAAGAAGCTCCTTCTTAAAACTGGTGCACATAAAGTTTCCAGAAAAAGCCATGTCAGAATCTCCTAATCATCTCGGCAAGTTTTGGATGCCCGGCATCAACTAAAGCATTATATAGTGTAGTTCTGTCACTTTTAACCGCCTCATGCATGTAAAACGCAATGGTCTTTGTGACATCGTTTTTAAACGCGTGCGCTTGGTCACGAATTGCAGGTGGTGCAGTATCAGATACTTGAACAATCTTGTCCGCACAACGCTGGGCTATTTCCTCTGGTGTAAAGCCTCTATGACTTGTCGTAGCTACTTCAACCTTAAAAGTGTTTGGCATTTCAGCCTTTAGTGAAATCATTGCTTGGGCCTCATAACACGTCCAACGCGGTATTCATCAGTAGTCTCTTTAGCTTCACCAAACTGCTTAAGACCGGCAATAGCCTCTACAAAACGTTTTTCGTAGTTTGCTGTTAAATCAGGCTCACCTTTCATAAACGTGTAAGCTTCAATTAAAGACCCATACAGTAAGCACAACTCTGCATTTTCACTTAACCATGTAGTTCCAGAGTCGGCACCTGCTGTTAGGCTATTAGGGCGATAAAAGTAGTGGAGTTCCACGGTGTAACCTGAGTTAGGTGTTGGACCCAAGATAAAATTATCAACGTCAAATAAAGCATAGCAACGAGGCTCTCCCGTAACCGTGGCGTCTGGATTCAAAGTTTGAACAAAATCAACATCTTTAAAAAGCAAAAATTGATGGTCACCACTACTGTCCACAAAAGATAAAGAAAAAGGAGCCAAAAAATCTGAAGGCGCGGCCAAGTATTTATTGGACGCTGTCATGCTCCCAGACACGTTTTTGCGAAACAAATTAAGCTGAACGTTCTTAAGGATTCTTTCTTCTGCCTGACGAATAAAAATAGGCAGGTTAGAAACAAACGTAGTCTCGTCGTTTTCTGTGTAGTCTTGTATCGCTTGCTTAAGCTGTGCGTAAGTAAAACTCATGAGATTGTCACCGTCACAGTTCCAACTTGTCCGTTGGCTAACAAAGGTCTGAACGCCGGTCCCATAATTGTAGGCACGCCTACATTTACGGTCAAAGGCTCTACACGGTCCGGTCTAGCATCTTTTAAAGCTTGTGGGTCGGAGACCTTTCTACGGGGCTCTAACTGCGGTTGTTTGGTTTCAAACTCATCCGGGCCAACTAACATGCCCGTCCATTCACGCTTCATGTCGTTAAGCTTGTAACGAAAACCAGAACGGTCAGATAAACCGTAGGCAAATTTTCCTGACGCGTAGCGGCCCATTACACAATCCTTGCATAAGCCATGCTAGGTTGAACATTAAAGGACGCCCGATCACGGTCCTCGGATGCCGCTCTTTCAAACTCTTCCTCGTATATAGCTTTCAGCAATTGAACCCGATCCGGAGCTCGCTTGATAGCAAGGTAATATGCCAGTCCTGCCGCTAAACAAGGGTAAAAACGAAAAGGTATTTCTAGCGTATTGATTTGCGTGTCTGCATCATCCATCCGAACAAGTTTATCTACGACAACAACATCCGTACTGTTTTCAGGAATAGGCCAAAGCTTTAAGGTAGGGTTGATTTGGCGATCTACAAAAAACTGTGAAGGACGGGCCTGTTGTGTCTTGTTGGGTATGCTGATGTAGTCGTCACGTGAAATACGGTCAATACTGTAGTCCGTGTTGCTACGCCGAACTACCGCCGACAGAATGTCAATGGTGTCCGCGCCTAAAGAATAGTTTCCGGTACCTTGAGTCAAACTTATGGTAGTTTGTTCAATAGTCCATTGGTTTAAACCACGGTTAGCCCAATCGGCCAACATAAGGTTTAACGAACGCTTTGCTGTTTTTAAGTCATAGCCTGTCTGCGCCATGAGCCCACAACGTTCAAACGCTTCCTCGATGTAGTCGTTTACATCAAGTTCAAAATCTTTAGACCCTGAAACAGCCACGTATTAACCTACTTACACTTTTTCTTTTTACCGGCACGACCGCCGCGCTTTAGTCCAATAGGCTTTGGCTTGTTAGCCCCGCCTCCGCCTCGCATACGCTTAACTGGTTTTTTCATACCGCCTGCTCTGTTCTTACCTGCCGCCATCTTTAAGTCTCCTGTAAAAGTTACGACGAGTTTTCCAGATATCTACTGCGTCTGGGTCGTGCTTGTAAAAATCATAATACCCTTTCTGACGAAGGGTGTCTGCTGACTCCTCCAGTTTAGACAGTCTTTGAATGAAAGTCATTGCATAAATGGCGTCGTTTGTAACCTCAAAATTTTGGTCAAACGCTTCTTCGTCAACATCGTCATCAGGATGAAAGCCCATGACCCAGATATCACGATCGATAAAAATACCGTCAGCAATAGCCTCGTTGACACGGTCAAGGTAGTAATGAAAATCGTCTGGATCTTTTTCATACTTCAAGTCCACCAAAATACAAAGGTCTAGTGGGTCTGGAAATGCAGATACAAGCGTATACAAAGCTTGTTTATGTGGGACGTAGTTGATTGAAACACCCACCATGTCTTTTTCCCATGCCGCACGGGCGTATGGGCAGGCCGGTAAGTTGTTAAAAAAAGGGTTTGGTTGTTCTAGAGCGTGTTTAGACCATGCTCTTATTTCAGAGACGATCTCTTGCTCTAAGTCTTTCACTTTTTGCGAACCTTGGCCGCTTTTGTGTTAGATACAACTTTTTTGCCTTTAGCCCCCTCTTTTTTCTTTTTACGAGCAGTAGCGGCGCGTTGAGCTTTTGTAAGACTCCTAGCTTTAGCAGAGGGTAGACATCTGTCGGGCCGCTTTTTGTTTTTAGACGTGCCGCATTCGCCAACGATGTTGCCTTGGCTGTCTATGCGAACCCACTTCTGGTCTAACCACTTTTGTAAATCGCCCATTATCGGCCCTTACGTTTTCCGCCCTTAGACTTTTTTGCGTAGTTAGGGTCTTTACAATACTTTGAAGCCGCAAGATTTGCATACGCAGACGGATATGTATCAAAAGTGCGTTTTGCCCAAGCTTTACCTTCGGGACAAATTTTACTTCCTTTGCTCTTCTTAGACGCATCGCCACCCTTTCTAAGGTAAGTCACTTGGACTTTACCTTTTTTAGGGCCCGTTTTCACTCTTGATCCACAACGCATTACCATGCTTTGCAACTCCAATATCTAGCGCTGAACTTATCTTTAGCGGTGTCACAGTTGTGACGCGCTCTAAAGTTCTTTCTTCGCCCCGGTTGAGCTTTTTTAATACTCATGTTCGGGTCTCCAAAACGAACAAGCTTTACTTCACTGCCTTTTTTAGCAAGGACAGCGCTTTTTTTAGCTTTACCGGGGGTCTTTTTTGGCTTGTTGTAACCAGAAAAAGTTTCGCCCCGGTATTGAAGACGACCGGAAGGTAATCGCTTTACATCTTTAGTAGTAGCCATAACTAATTATAAAAAATAGTTGCCGCTGTAACGTTTGTTAATACCGAAACATAAACGTCGCTTACCCTAATTCCTTCTGCCGGAATGTTTACTGAATGCGTCGTAGATGCGTTGAAATCCAAGTCCAAAACAGTAGACCCGCCATTACCATCTGTGATGGTAAGGCGGGGCGTGCCTGAAGCTGTTTTCAACTGTATCTGACGAATTCTAGCGGGACCAACTGACAAAGAACCAGTGGCAGTAATCCGCTTGGATTTGACATCAGAGTCAGACATTTCTATCTCCTATAGGATTAGGAATCCGCGAAGGGAGTAGCAAGAGTACCAGAACCTAATAAGGTCCCTGTCACAAGATACTCGTCCGCCGCAATAGCGGTTACTTCCACGTAAGAACCTGCGATACCACCAGTAGTGGTGCCGTTCATAGAAATAACGTCATTAGACGCCGCTGGTGCAAAGCCGCGAGCTTGTGATGTTGCCGCCGCCGCTAGTACAAGGTTGCCTACAAACTTATCAGTACCGTCTGTCTTAATATCAAGATCAGACGCTGTAGTACCAACAAAGAAAGTGTACTTAGCACCAATAGTGTCTGTGCTGGCAGAAGGTAGTGTTACCGCGCCATCTGCATCGTTGACTTCAATAATACGACCTACGTGGTCAGCATAAGTAAGAGTGGTTTCTGCCGTAATGTTTACGACTGCATTTGAGCCTACGGCTGTAAAACCGCGCTCAGACCGGACTGGTCCTGAAAAAGTAGTTTGACCCATGTCAATCTCCTGTCTTGGGTTGTGTCAGCTTCAGTATAAAGCTGTCAGGAGATTTGAGTATGCCCTAAAAAAGAAAGGGCGGCAATCGCCGCCCTTTGTTGCACTAAGTGCTATTAGGCTCCGGGTGAACCGAAGACAGAACGCCAGTCGGATACACCGAAAGAGTAACGCTCTCTAGCCTTAAAGCGCATGTTGCCTGTATCGAAGTCACCTTCCATAGCAGTTTTCAGAGGAGTTCGTTGGAACATCTTGAAGCCGTTAGGTGCGTCAGTCTTAATGAAGAACGCATCTGTGTCAGTCAAGAAGTGGTTTACAACTGCTCCATCTGGAAGCATTCCCATGCTCTTCATAGCGTTCAAATCATTGTCCGCTGTTCCTGAACGCAGGTTTGAGTTAATAACTCGCTCTGCGATGAACTGAAGTTCCTTAGGAATGATGAGCTTCATGCCACGTACAGCAATTTTAAGGCCACGCTCATCAGTAAGACCTGCGATATCAATCATCATCTGCTCAAGCGAAGTCTCGTTGAGATCCGCCGCAGTTGATAGCTGATTACGCTGGTTACCAGTGAGTGAAGGGTGCGAAGATGAACAAAGTGCCGCACCGTCTCCGATGGCTGAAGCACCTGCCGTAAAGGCATTGTTCAAAATTGCCGCCGCCTTGATTTGCTTTGTCTGAGACATTGAGCGTGCAAGTGCACGGGTGTAACGAGAAGCAAGGCGATCGTAGAGATTATCTTCGATTGCTTCCTCAGTAATAGAGAATGCAAGCGCGATAGTCTCATGGCTGTAGCGTGCGGTGTATGTCTCTTGAGCGTCGTCAAAAGAAATAGAACCACCTTCACTTTTGACAGGTGCAGTGCCAAAGCCTGAAAGCATTACTTCTTCTTCGAATGCACGATCTGAAGATTCTTCATCGAAGATCTCAGCGTGCTCCTGATCATAGCGATCGTACTCCATGCCAAAAAGGGCGTTCAAACCCGGCTCGAGTTCTTTCGCTAACTGGGCGCGAGAAATAGCCATTGTTAGACCCCCTTAAATGCCAGTTGAGTCGGCAGTCGTCTGTGAATCAAATCGACGAGTACCGGAGTTGAAGTGCGCATTGATGCGAACAAGGAGGTGTGCTCCAGCAGAGCCATAGTCATTGTTTGCATCATCGTCAACTAGACCAACTATGCGAAGAGGCAAAGTTGCTGTAGTTGCGATAGAGCTCACGCTCAATTGCGAGTTAGATTTGCCTGTATCAGTTGAGCCAGTACGGGCAGAAGTACCAAGACTTGCGTTAGCGAAAACGCCAGCAAGTGCTGTAGCACGATCTGTCAGAGTGGCATCAGCCGCAACCACGAACAATTGATCGGGGTTGTCAGCTACCAGAGCTTTTACAGGGTGGTTAGTGTCAACACTGACACTGCCTGATCCGGGCCAGTAGTTAATAAACACAGGCTTTTTGGAGACAGAGTCTACGTATTCAACACCTACGAGAACACCAAGAGCGGCAGTAGTACCGCCAGCGGTGTCGCCAGCTTGGTCAATTACGCCTGCGGCAAGTGGAATAACGAGAGCCCCATTATAAATTGCATTAGTGTTGTTACTAGCAATTTCATATTGAGTCAAACCAGTACTGTTAGTACCGCTTCCAACTAGACCTACAGGACGAAGACCGAACGAAGTTTCAGCGTTTGCCATAACTTAATTCCTTCTTGTCGGGGCGGTCTTATTTATTTGGACCGCCAAAAGTTACACGAGATTGACGTTCGGGTTTACCGATCGTCATGGTTGGATGCGCATTTTCTCGCATCATATCTTGTTCCACAGCTTGAATTTGATCCGCGTTACGTTGAGAAAAATACTCTGCGCGTTCTTCCACTGTTTCAATAGGTATGCGTGCGAGGACAAGACCCCCTACGCCAAACACACCTTCAAACTTACCTGAATCAATTACCGGGGCTTCAAAATCTGGATACTCGTCTTGACGAACAAGTTCATACCCTTCTCGAAGTCGAGCAGAAATGTTTTGCGGTCATCAAAACCGCGTACTTCTGCGCGAATCCAACGATGTTTAAAGCCTTCTGGTGCAGGCGGTGCGTCTAACATAGACGGAGGAGTCCAAGGCTTACGCCGTGCCTCTTTCTCTCTGGACGCCTTGTCACGTGATGAGCGATTAATGCCCTCGAAACCTTGTGTTTTAATCTCTTCAGACATCTCTTAATCCCTCACGTACTTAGCGTACTCTTCTAACGGCACTCCCAACTTTTTAGCAATTGCAACTTGGGTCGGGGAGAGTTTGACCCTTTTACTGCCTGTGCGCCCTGATGTTGAGCGGGAAACTCCTGCCACCGTCTGGGCGGGACGGCGTTC